AAATTAGGATATGGTGTTACAGTAGGCCAACTTAAATCAGTATTTCAAAGAGGTTTAGGTGCTTTCAATGTTTCACATTCTCCTAAAATTAAATCAGCATCAGCTTGGGCATTTGCAAGAGTTAATGCTTATATGTATTTAGTAAAAAATGGTAGGCCTCAGAATCCTAAATATAAATCGGATAATGATTTACTACCAAAAAAACATCCTAAAAGTGGTAAATAAAAAAAATTATTTTCCAAGTAGAACAAGCCCTCTTGGAAGCAGAAGAGCTTGTTATTGTAAGGATAGAAATACCTATTCTATTGAGTGTTGTGATGGATCACTATTTGCTCAAGGTATAGGTGTAATTAATAGGGTAGCATCCTGAAAATGCAAAATTAAATTTAATAATCGTTAATATAGTAATTATGAAAAGTAGTGATATGCTTAATAAAATAAAAACTATCCTAGACATTCAAGTAGATCTTGAAGATAGGAAACTAGAGAATGGTACAGTAATAACTGCTGAAACATTTTCTAATGGAAAAGAAGTATTCATCAAAACAGATGATGAAAAAGTAAAAATGCCTATTGGAGAATATGAATTAGAATCAGGAGAGGTTCTAGTTGTAAAAGAAGAAGGCCTTATTGAAGAGTTAAAAGAAGCCAAAGAAGAAGGGCTTGAAGAACACGAAGAAAAAGAAGATAAGGAAGAAATGAAATATGTTACAAGAGAAGAGTTCAGAAAAGAAATGGATGAGCTTAAAAAACATATTGAAGATATGATGGATCACAAAGAAGATGAGAAGAAAGAAGAAGAGGAAAAAGTTGATGCAGAAGAAAAACTATCTAAGGATGAGGAAGTCAAAGCAGAAGAGATAATCAATGAAGAGTTATCAAAACCTGCTACTGAGCCAATCAAGCATAGCCCTGAAACAGGAAGTGCTAAAAGAGCAAGTGGTTTCCAATTCTCAGAAAGCAGAGCAAAAACTGTAAAAGATAGAATTTTAGAAAAATTAAATAACCTATAAATATAAATAAAAATGGCTTTAAGTATAACAAGTAATTATGCAGGTCAATGGGCAGGTAAATATATAGCTGCTGCATTGTTATCAGGCGATACAATCGCAAAAGGTGGTATAGAAGTATTGCCTAATATTAAATATAAAGAGAACATCAGCAAGATGGCAGTATCAGGTATTATTGCTAATGCTAGTTGTGATTTCACATCAGCAGGTAATATAGCTCTTACTGAAAGAGTTTTACAACCTGAAGAGTTCCAAGTAAACAATGAGTTTTGTTTAACTCCATTCGTAAGTTCGTGGGAAGCCGCAGAGCTTGGGTTCTCATCTTACGAAAAAATGCCTAAGAAATTTAGTGATTTTCTAATTGCAGAAGTAGCTGCTCAAGTAGCACAAAAAACTGAGCAATCTATTTGGAATGGTGCTAATGGTAATGTAGGAGAGTTTGATGGTTTTGTAACATTATTCAAAGCAGATTCAGATGTAAATGATATTTCAGGTACTACTGTAACTTCTGCTAATGTAATTGCAGAAATTGGTAAAGTAGTAGATGCTTGTCCTTCTGCTTTATATGGTAAAGAAGATTTATACTTGTATGTATCTAAAAATGTAGCAAAGGCATATATCAGAGCTTTAGCTGCTCAAGGTGGTGGATATGAGAATAGAGTTAATATGTGGTATTCAATGGATCAGCCACTAACTTTTGATGGTATCAGTATTTTCCTAGCACAGGGATTAAATGATAATCAAATGGTACTAGCTCAAAAATCTAACCTATACTTTGGTACAGGACTATTATCAGATCATAACTTAGTAAAAACTCTAGATATGGCTGATTTAGATGGATCACAAAATGTAAGAGTAATTATGAGATTTACTTCAGGAATCCAGTATGGATTTGGTAGTGAAGTAGTTTTATACGATCCTACAGTATAATAAATTTTAACAAAGGGTAGGTATTAACCTGCCTATCCTTTTTGTTTAACATTTTTAAAAAAATAATAATATGGCTTGTACATTAACAACAGGAAGAAAATTACCTTGTAAAACAGGATTTGGTGGAGTAAAAAAAGTTTACTTTGCTGACTTTGGTACACTAGGTACTGTAACTGTAGATGCAGATGGTACTATATCTGCTTTTTCAGGAAGCCCTGCTTTTTTTGAGTTTGATGTAAAAGGTAACTCTTCTTTAGAATCTACAGTAAATAGTTCTAGAGAAAATGGTACTACATTCTTTGCACAAACCATTAATCTTACATTGCCATTCTTAGATAATGCTACTCAACAAGAGCTACAACTAATTATAGTTTCTAGGCCTCACGTTGTAGTAGAAGATTACTTAGGAAATCAATTCCTTTGTGGTATAGAGAATGGATGTGAAGTAACAGGAGGTACAGTAGTAACTGGAGCAGCAGCAGGAGATCTATATGGATTTACACTAACTCTTGAAGGTCAAGAGGAAAAAGCACCTGCTTTTGTAGATGCAGGAGTTATAACTGCTAATGCAACTCAGATTACTCCTAACTAATAATATATCTAATTTTAGTTTAATTTAAGAAAGCACTCTTATCAGGGTGCTTTTTTATTTTACAAATTAAATTAATTAATTCGTTATATAAGCAATGATAGTAATAAACACAGGAGCAGGTCAATCATTTAAAGTTATTCCTAGAGAATATTTGACTGCATTTCAAACAGAAATTAGAGATAACCTACTAAATAAAAAATTCACTTACTTTATAAGTGATCCAACTAGAGTAGGAGATTTTCTAACTTTTGATGGAACTTTTGTAAATAATGCAAGTGAACTTGCAAGTATATTTAAAGAGGCAAGATATTATGATTTTGATCTATTTGCTGATTTTAATTTTTGGAATATGAACTTAAGTTTGTGGCAGATGTATGATGAGATTTGGCAAACAGATAGCAACCAAAAAGAAAGAATTTATAAAGATAGGTTATTTGTAACAGATCAAGATATTGACCAACTAAATGACAATGACCATTATAATATTAACAAGGATGTATATATCACAAATGATTCTTACAATAATGAGTATATTGTAATATGAAAAAAAGATTAAGAAATAAATTAGGACAATTTACAAAGCACTCTAAATCAGAGGTAAGTTTTGTAAACTTAAATAGTTATACTGCTCCTGAGATTAAGGAAGTAGTAAATAAAGATTTTGTAGAGTATGGAGAGGATAATAATTATTTTCAATATCTCATAGATAGATATAATGGATCTCCAACAAACTCTGCTGCTATCAATGGCATATCTCAACAAATATATGGTAAAGGTTTAGATGCTACAGATGCAAACAAAAAACCTGAAGAGTATGCAAAGATGATTACTCTTTTAAAACCAAATACTGTTAGAAAATTATGTTATGATCTAAAATTAATGGGGCAATGTGCAGTACAAGTAATATACTCAAAAGATAGAAAAAGTATAGCACAATTAGAACACTTACCTATAGAAACACTAAGAGCTGAAAAAGCAAACAAAGAAGGAGAAGTAGATGCTTATTACTATTTTAAAGACTGGGAAAACATAAAACAGTCAGATGAGCCTAGAAGAATACCTGCATTTGGTAAAAGCAATGAGGCAATAGAAATAATGTACATTCAACCATATTCAGCAGGATTTTATTATTATTCTCCTGTAGATTATCAAGGTGGTATTCAATACTGTTTACTAGAAGAAGAAATATCTAACTATCACATCAATAATATACAACAAGGCCTCAGCCCTTCAATGTTAATTAATTTTAATAATGGTATTCCAAATGAAGAAGAGAGAAGATTACTTGAACATAAGATTGCACAAAAATTTAGTGGATCTAGTAATGCAGGTAAATTTATATTAGCCTTTAATGATAACAGAGATGCTCAAGCAGAGATAACTCCAGTACAATTATCAGATGCTCATCAGCAGTATCAATTCCTTAGTGAAGAGAGTACAAAGAAGATTATGTTAGCTCATAGAGTGGTTTCTCCAATGCTTTTAGGTATCAAAGATAGTACAGGTTTAGGTAACAATGCAGATGAGATTAAAACTGCTAGTTTGCTTTTTGACAATACTATCATAAGGCCTTTCCAAGAGTTACTTATAGAACACTTTGATAAGTTACTTGCATTTAATAACATAACCTTAAATCTTTATTTCATTACATTACAACCTCTAGAGTTTACAGAAATAGATACAGATGTACAAGATGATGAAACAATAGAAGAAGAAACTGGTATCAAACAAGAAGATCTAAGTAAGCAGCCTGATCTCTCAGATGAACAGGCAGAAGATATACTAGGATCACTTAGAGAGAGTGGTACAGTAATGGATGAAGAGTATGAGTTTGTAGATGAACTAGATGAGGAAAGTGATATAAGCAATGAAGATTGGGCTAATTATCTTATCAAAGAAAAAAAGAGTACACTATCTAAGATAAGAGAGTATGTAGGATTAGAAAGCTCAAGTAATAAAAATGTAGGCAGTTTAAGAAATGGAAGTGCATTTAGTTACTTAGATTCTAAAAATGGCTTATATAAAATTCGTTATAAATATGCTATAGGATCTAGAGCTGCAATGAAGAAGGGTAATAAATCTAGGCCTTTCTGTGAAGAGATGATGAATCTATCAAGAGAAGGTATAGTATGGAGAATAGAAGATATAGATAAAGCTAGTTTTAGAGAAAGAGTAAATGTAGAGTTTAGGCATAAAGGTAAGCCTTATGATATATTTAAGTTTAAAGGTGGGATATATTGTAGGCATAAATGGGTAAGAGTTTTGTATAGATTAAAGCAAGGATCTGAAGAATCAGAAAATTTAGCAGAATATAAGAAAACAAGAACTATCCCTAAGAGTTATATAAAAAATCCTAGAGGTACAAAAGAAAGTGAAAAAGCACCTTTTAATATGAAAGATAAGGGAGCATATCCTAAGTAAGATTATGGCAGTAGCATTATTTATAAAACCTGAAGATGTATTAAGAAATTCAATAATGGATGGCAATATTGATTTGGATAAATATATTCAATTCATAAAGCTATCTCAGCAGATAGACATACAAAACATTACAGGTACTTCGTTATATGATAAGATAAGTACATTGATTACTTCAGGAGATATAAATCTAAGTGATAATGCTAAGTATAAAACATTATTAAATGACTATATAGCTCCTATGTTAATTTGGTATTCGCAAGTAAATATAATTCCATTTATTGCATATCAGATAAGGAATGGAGGTATTTTCAAGCACTCATCAGAAACTGCTGAAACAGTTTCAAAAACAGAGGTAGATTATTTAGTAGAGAAAGCTAGAACAAATGCAGAGTGGTATAAAAGAAGGTTTCAAAGTTATATGGATTTTAATCAAAGTAACTTTCCTGAATTTACAAACAATAGCAATGATCAGATTTCTCCCTCAAATGAAGAAACTTTTAATGGATGGGTATTATGAAATATAAACCAAAAAAAAATAATATAGAGAAGTTAAAAACTTTTTTGAATGAGAAAAAGAATAAAAATATAAAAAATACAAATGGCAAGTTTATTAAACACTAAAATCAGTAATACTTATGTAGGCCTTATCAAAACTCTTGATAATGCAGTAATCAGCTCTTCTCTTAAAGAGTTATCTGATGGATCAGGTAATGCTACAGGTATTCATATAAACAATGCAGGAGATCTAAAAGTAACTAACATATTAGAGTTTGGTAGCTTAAAAGATACAGGGGAAAACATTACTATATCCAAATTTGTGGATGCAGCAGATGGTATAGGATCAAACAATAATGATACAACTATTCCTACTTCAGCAGCAGTTGCAACTTATGTAGCAGCACAAATTACTTTAGAAGATTTAGATTTTAGTGGAGATAGTGGTACAGGATCAGTAGATTTAGATAGCCAAGTATTTGCAGTAGTAGGTACTGCTAACGAAATAGAAACCTCAGCAGGTAGTCAGCAATTACAAATAGGCCTTCCTAATAATGTTACAATAAGTGGCAATTTACAAGTTAATGGACTTTTAAAAGGTAATAATAATATAGTTATAAAAGATACATCTGATAGAACTATGGCTGCTTTTTATGGTGGAGATAAGGTAGAGTTATACTTTAATGATAGTAAGAAGTTTGAAACAACAAGTGGTGGTGTAACTGTTACAGGTGGACTTACTGCAACTGGTGGCTCTGTATTTACAGGTGCTACATTTAGTGGTAACATAGTTTTAGATGATAATTTAGGTGCATCTCCACAAATACAATTTATAAATGGTAATAATGATACAGGAGAAATACTCTTAAACTCAAGTGGTAAATTAGAAATATCAACAGGTGGTACAGATAGATTAATTATAAGTAGTGGAGATACAGAATTTACAGGAGATATAAGTCTGCCTGATGAAGTAAAGTTAAGAGTAGGTTCTAGTAATGACTTAGAAATATATCACGATTCAAATAATTCTTACATACAAGATACAGGTACAGGTGGATTAAGAATTACCTCAGATGTGTTAAGAGTTTTAGATACTACTAATGCAGAGGTAATGATAAAAGCAGAAGCAAATGCAGGAGTAGAACTGTATCACGATAACTCAAAAAAGTTAGAAACTACAAGTGGTGGCATTAATGTTTTAGGTGGTGCTACTTTTTCAGATAATATTACAATGAATGCAAGTACCCTAAATATAATTGGTACTTATCCAAGAATTAATTTAACAGATACAAACAATAATGATGATTTTAGTATTATAAACAATGATGGTAGTTTTGCAATTTTTAATGTAACAGATTCTATATTTTCTTTGTTAATTGACACAACCAATAATGCAGCCTTTGCAGGGGATGTAAGTCTAATAGATAGTAAAAGTATAAAGCTAGGTACAGGCAGTGATTTAGAAATATTTCACGATGGATCAAATTCTTTTATAGAAAATAGTACAGGAATATTTAACATATCACAAAAATTAGATGATGGTGTAATAAAATTTAATTGTGATGATGGAAGTGGTAGTACTACAAGATATATACAAATTGATGGTAGTGTTGAAAAAACATTTTTCTTCAAAAATACAAGACACGAGGATAATGTAAAAGCAGAGTTTGGTAGTTCAGGAGATTTAGAAATATACCACGATGGTAGTAATTCTTATATTCAAGACACAGGTACAGGTGATTTAATAATAACAGGTTCAAGCAATATACAACTGAAGTCAGCTGGTGATGAATTTTATATGATCGCAAATGCAGATGCACAAGTTGCTTTATATTATAATGGTATTAAAAAGTTTGAAACATCAAGTATTGGAGTAGATGTTACAGGTTCTGTTACTACAAATACTGGCTCAGGTTCTGCTATATTAGGAAGTCATTTAGACTTAGGAGATAATCAAAAAGCAAGATTTGGTGCAAGTCAAGACCTACAAATCTATCACAATGGCAGTAATAGTTTTATACAAGATTCAGGTACAGGTGAATTAAGAATACTAGCAAGTACATTAAGTGTTAGAAATTCAGGTGATACTGAGTTAATGATAACAGCTATTGAAGATGGTGCTGTAAATTTATATCACGATAACTCTAAAAAGTTTGAAACTACAAGTACAGGAGTTAGTGTTACAGGGAATGTGGTTGCAAGTGGAGATGGAAGTTTTGCAGGTGGGGATATTACAATAGGTGGTTCTGCTGCAAAAATATCAGGTACAAGTGGTGGGCAAGTAAGTGTCAATTACAATACTACATCAAATCAACCTTTTATATTTTATGGTGGTGGTTCTTCTGAACAATTTAAAGTTACAAACACAGGAGATGTTACAATAGCAGGAAGCACAACAATAGCAGGAGATTTAACAGTCAATGGTACAACTACAACTGTAAATACATCAACACTTGCAGTAGAAGATCCTTTGATCTCATTGGCAAAAGACAATTCAGCTAATTCAGTAGATATTGGTTTTTATGGTAGGTATAATGATGGCTCAAATAGATATTTAGGGTTATTTGCTGATGCTTCTGATTCTAATACTTTCAATTTATTTAAAGGTACAACAACAGAACCTACAACAACAGTAGATACCACAGCTACAGGATATGAAAGAGCTAATTTAAACGTAGGTAATCTTAATACAGTTGGTTCTTTATCTATAACTGCTGATGGCTCAAATGCTGCAACCTTAACAGAAAGTGGTAGTGGAGATTTTACTATTGCTTCTGTTGATGATATGAGATTAACTTCAGGTGGCAATGATATTGTTCTAAGAGGTGCAAGTGCTGCTGAATTTGGAAGATTATCTAATGATAATCAAAATTTTGAAATTAAAAATATTACTTCTAATAAAGATATTAATATTATAGGTAATGATGGGGGTAGTACGATAACTGCATTATCATTAGATATGTCTGAGGGTGGACAAGCAACATTTAATAGAGGTATTAATGCTAGTACATCAACAGCAGGTGGTTGGGGATTGCAACTTAACACCTCAAATGGAGATAATATGCTTATATCTGTAAAAGATACAGGTACAGGGGGTGGTGCTCACGGAAAAATAGCAACATCTGATGGTAATATATTTATAGATTCTTCACACGAAATTCAATTAGATTCAGGTTCAGGTACTTTTAGACTCATTGATGGTGGAACTGAGTTTGCTAAAATATCCGAGAATAGTAATAATCTAAGAATTTTTAGCAGTATTTCAAATGGAGATATTTTATTACAAGGAAATGATGGTGGAACTACAATAACTGCTTTGCAATTAGATATGTCAAATGGGGGAGATGCTACATTTGCAGGTAATATAAATTTTGGTGATAGTCATTTTATAGGAGATGATGGTAATGATAATTTATTATTACAAGGTTCAAGTGGAGAAAGTGTTATTGTAAACTCACAAGTTGCAATTAATTTAAGGACAAACAATGGCACTGATGCTTTGAGTTTAGATAGTTCACAAAACGCAACATTTGCAGGTAACATAGATCTTCCTAGTGCAAAATACATTAGATGGGGAGCAGGAGATGCCCAAATAGAAGAAGGAGCTACAGCAAATTATTCTTTAGATTTTTCTACTTATGATGGTTCAAGTATGACTACAGCATTAACTTTATTAGGTAATAATAATGCAACTTTTGCAGGAACAATTTCTTCTACTGATTTAACTACAGTAAATAAATCTAATTCAGGTGCACAGGGTGGAAGTTTACTTTTAAGAAATGCAGCAGGTGGAGCTGGTGCTCACAATAGAATATATTTTGCACCAACATCAAGTTCTTATACAACTCGTTCTTGTATTATAGAAGGACAAAATGCAGATGGCAATAATAATATGGCTCTCATATTTAAAACAAGTAATGGTGCTGATCCAAATGAAAGGTACAGAATAGATAGTAGTGGCCATACATTTAGATCACACACAGGAAGTGGTCAAGCCTTAGATTTACGTTTACATTCTACTAATACAAGTGGTTTTGGAAGCACTTATGCAGTAAAATCAACTATAAGAAGTGTTGTAGATGATAGCAGTAATGCCCATAATTCTAAATTACAATTTTTTGTAAATAATACAAGTGGTAATCTAACTAATGTTTTTACATTACAAGAATCTAGTGCAACTTTTGGAGGACAAATTAGTGTTACAGGAGATGGTCTTATTTCAGGAGATTTAGGTATAGGAGCAACAGGCATATATACATCAGCTATATCTTTAAATATTGATGGAAGTGGTCTAGCAATCAAAAACAATGTTAATGGTTCAAATAATAATTGGAGCTATATACATAATACTGCTACAAGTAGTTCTTCAAATTTGGTTTTTGCTACAGGAAACTCTTTGACTGCTTTAACTTTAGCACATAATGGAGATGCTACCTTTGATGGAGCAGTAGGTGTTGGTGTAACTGGAGGTTCAAATGCTAAATTAGAAGTTGCATCAACAAGTGGAGAAGTTTTTAGAGCAGATGCAAGTGGTGGTGCTTTTAGAATAGTAGCTAATCAAACAGGCGTAAGTACACAAGGTACTTTTTCTCACAGTAATGGTAACGCAACTTTTGCAAATACTGCACCTTTAACTCCTATAATAAAAGCAAAAAGTAATCAACTTAATGGATATACTTTCTTAGGAGATAATTATGCAAGTGATGAATCACAAGTTACTATAGGTATTCAATATTCAAGTGCAGGGTTAGTTTTAGGACAAGGAGTAAAACCAAGCAATGATACAAATAATAAATATTTATCAACTCAAGATACCTATGCTAATAAGTCATCAGCTCTTGTAATGGCAGGAGGAGATTTTAAATTTAAAAATACATCTACATCTGCAACTACAACTACAAATACTGAGGTTTCTCTAAGTGAGAGAATGAGAATTTCAAATGATGGTAGATTATTTCTTGGAACTGCATTAGGTAATATAGGTGCAGCACAATTAAGCCTACAAACAGATGGAGGCAGGGGCTATGGTTTTAATGATACATCAGGAAATTCAGGAACTAAGGCCAATATATTTCATTCACAGGCTACTGAAGTTGGTTCAATTTCAATTAATTCATCCTCAACTGCTTATAACACTTCATCAGATTATAGGCTAAAAGAAGATTTGAAAGACTTTGCAGGATTAGATATGGTTTCTAAGATCCCTGTATATGATTTCAAATGGAAAGCAGATGATAACAGAGGTTATGGAGTGATGGCTCACGAATTAGAAGAAGTTTTACCTCAAGCAGTTACAGGAGAAAAAGATGCAGAAGATATGCAAGGAGTAGATTATTCTAAAATAGTTCCTTTATTAGTTAAGTCAATACAAGAACTTAAAAAAGAAGTAGATACTTTAAAAAAAGAATGTAAGTGTAATTAATTATATTTGTTAATATTAATTTAAATTTTTTAAAATGAGTAAAATAAAAGAAGAAGAATTAAAACAAATACAAGAACAAGAACAAAAGAAAAATGCTATACTTATTGAGCTAGGTGGTTTAGTAGTAAAAGCATTTTCATTTTCAAATCTATTTGCAGGTGTTCAAAAAGAACAAGAAGATCTTAAAGTAGAAATGGAAAAAGAGTATGGCAAAATCAATATAGACATTAAAGATGGTAGCTATACAGAAATAAAAGAAGATGAAAAAAAAGGAGAAAGTAAATAATAGAATTAGTAAGCATATAAGTTTCAAAGAGGCTACATACTCACAAACTGCTAGTAAATATAAAATAAAAAATGTACCTACAGAGGCTCATTTAAAAAAAATGCAACTATTAGCAGAGAAGTGTTTTGAACCTTTGAGAGAATGGTGTGGCCATCCTATCAAGGTAAATAGTATGTATAGATCTCAAGAACTTTGTGAGGCTATACCTAACTCTAGTAAAACATCTCAGCATACTTGCAATAATGGAGCTGCTATAGATATGACTTCAATGGGAAGTAAATCAAATAGAGAATTATTCTACTGGATAAAGGATAATCTTGATTTTGACCAGTTAATTTGGGAGTTCGGTGGATCTCCTGATAGTGAAGAAGGATCTCCAAGATGGATTCACTTATCTTATGTAAGTAAGAAAGCTAATAGAAACAATGTTCTAGTAGCAAAGTATAAAGGCTCTCAGGCTACTTATTACAAGATGTGAAATACGAAATAGCAATAATTGATAGATCCTATGATGCTTATTGTTTTTTATTTGGAGTGTCAATACATCCTAAAGATGTAAATGATGATTTTTTAGAAATAAATGTACACTTTCTTTTTTTAGTATTACATATAAAGATATATTAGATGCCAATACCAAAACCAAAATCAGGAGAAAAAAGATCAGATTTTATGATAAGATGTGTACCTGAGTTATCTAAATATCATAACAAAGAACAGGCTATTGCAATGTGTTATAAATCTTATGAAGATAAAAAATGAAACAAATATTAGCTAAAATATTCGGAGCAGCAGGTGGAGGTATAGCTGAGAAAATTAGTAACATAGTTGCTAAACATACTTTTAGTAAAGAGGATCAAGCTAGGTTTGAAAAAGAAATGACTGAAGTATTTATATCAGCAGAATCAGAGATGCAAAAAAACATTACTGAAAGATGGTTAGCTGACACTAAATCAGATTCTTGGTTAAGTCGTAATGTAAGACCACTTGTATTAATATTTTTAGTTGTATCTACTGTATTATTAGTATTTATAGATGCAGGTGTAATTCAATTTGAAGTAAAGGCAAACTGGGTAGATTTATTGCAACTTGTTTTGATTACAGTTATTTCAGCTTATTTTGGTGGGCGAAGTATGGAAAAAATTAGAAAAAAATAATGCCAAAAAAAATAATATCTACTTACAGAAAGAGGAAAAGAACCTCACACCCTCACAGCAAAAATGCAAGTAGATTAAAGACATCAAAACAATACAAGAAAAAATATAGAGGTCAAGGAAGATAATATGGAAACATTAAAACACTTATTAGGATTTTGTGGAGAATCACATCCTAACTTATTTACTTTTATATTAATATTTGTTTGTGTATTAACAATTATTAGATATAAAAAACTTTATTTAAAATAATTATATATATTTGCTCAACTGTCGCAAATCAGTTCAAGTTGCTAAACTTCAGGTAATCACTCCTGTTGGATCTTGTAAATAATATTGTTTCTTTTTTTTGGGGGGGATTTTTCTTTTCTTTTTTCTTTTTGTCCTTTTTCTTTTTTCTTTTCTTTGTTTTCAAAATATAAGTTAATAAATCGTTATATTTATAAACATTATGAGTTTTAATACAGATACAATAGATAAAATAGTAGGATATAAAACTATTAAGAGTAGAGATAAAATAGATAGATTACTAGAGATTGAATCTAATTATATAGCTAATAATATAGGATCTAATATAACTAAAACTGAAAAAAACAATATTAGAAAAAATAGTAGATATATATATAAAGCTATCTCAAAAATCAATCAAGAAATAGGTAATAAATTCTTACAAGCTCAGGATAAGTAATGCCTAAAAAACCTAGTAGAAAATATCTAGTTAAAAAATTAGATACCTTATTCTCTTTATATATTAGGTTAAAATCAGCAGATAAATATGGTAATGTTAAATGTTATACTTGTAACACTAAAAGACATTATAAAGATTATATGCAATGTGGCCATTTTATATCAAGAAGGCATTATATAACTAGGTGGAAAGAAACAAATGCTAAACCTCAATGCTATTCCTGTAATGTAGGAAATCAAGGTATGCAATACCAATTTGCTCTAAATCTTAACAAAGAATATGGCTACGATATAGCCCAAGAATTGTTACAGGAAAGTAAACAATCTGTAAAGTTATCAAATGATGACCTAGTTTCGTTAATAAATAGATATAAAGAATTTATTGACTTAATGGATAAATAATTAATTTTGATTAGTTCTGTTCATTTTGTCTTTGGTTTAAAAGAGGGTTAATTAATTTTAATCCTTTTTTTTTGCCCTTGCCTATTGTTTTTCACAAAAAATTTAATATCTTTATGTAAATTATAATTAAACTTTAGATATATGAACAATCCATTTTTAAATCCTGAAGATATAATATCAGGTACAGAATCAGGTTATATTATAGAAAAACCTTATCCTGTTTTAAATTTATATGATAGGTTAAAGCCTAAATATAAAGAAGCTCTTGATAAGCAAGTAGAAAACTGGACATCAGCATCTGCTATTAAAGACAAACTTAAAAACACATTAAGTTATATGGATCTCACTATTCTAGATATAAAGGTTTTATATTCTATGATAGATGTATGGACTTCAGATGTAACTGTAGATGATCTTATATATGGTAATAATATTTTTGAAAAATGAAACATAAAGATTGGCCATACATAAAAGGAGATAAACAAATCATAGCTTTAACAAAGGCTTATGAATACAATAAAAGAGAAGCAGATAAATATAAATCCCTTTGTAAACAGAAGGATGAGAAAATAGAAGAATTAACAATTAAACTAGAAAAACTAAGATATGAATCAGAAATTAAAAACTATTAATATAAAAGGTAAAGAGTATGTAGAAGTAAATGAGAGATTAAAATATTTTAGATCTCATTATCCAAATCATACTTTAACATCAGAAGTTATAGAAAAAACTCCTGATAGTATTCTTATACTTACTACAATAAGGAATGAGAATGGAGTAGCAGTTGCTACTGGACTAGCTGAAGAAATAAAAGGATCTACATTTATAAATAAAACAAGTTATGTAGAGAATTGCGAAACCTCATCTTGGGGTAGAGCTTTAGGTAATTTAGGTATAGGTTTAGATACTTCAGTAGCATCAGCAGAAGAAGTACAAAATGCTATAGCTAATCAAAAAGAGGTTCTTAAATTTGATAGTGATAAATATAGAAAGATAGCTGAGAAGTTAAAACAAAATGAAATCACTATAAATAAAGTAGAAGAACATTTTAAGTTAGATAAATTCACTAAATTAGAGTTACAAAAAATAAATTAAAATTATGAGTAAAAGAATTATTTATGGTAACATATCTCTCAATGTAGAGAAGTTACCCAAACAGTATTTTGTAAAAACAAAAACTGGTACATTTTTAAATATGGATCTAAGAATAAATTTAGATGATCCTAAAATATTTGATAATGGTGGTAGAAACTTTGGATCTTTTTCAAAACCACAAACTGCTGATGAGAGAAAAAATAAAACTCCTAAAGAATGGTTTAATGGTATCTATCTAGATGTAACTAATATAGCTACAGTAGAGGGAGATAAATTTGAGATTGATAAATCTTGGGGATTTGCTAAAAGTAAAGATACTGAAGAGGCCTTGCCATTCTAAGAAAAAGTATAGTTTTTTCATTAGTAGGAGGGTAAAGATGTATATCTTGCCCTCTTTTTTTTTTATATTTATTTATGCAAACAAACCAAAAGAAAATGCAGCAATTAGAGAAGAGCTGCTTTATAAGTACATCAGAAGAATTATCATATCCTCCAGTAGCACTATCATTAGGAGAAAAATTAATTAAATCCAGTAAAGGAGATCAGCTCTTACCTATTCCTATATGTACCTACTCAAATATAACAATGGTACAAGCTCCTCCAAAAAGTAAGAAAACTTTTTTTATATCGTTACTTGCATCAGTATATCTTAGTGGTAAAAATAGATTTGGATCTAAGATAAGAGGGCATAGAAATGGAAGATGTTTAATACATTTTGATACAGAGCAAGGAGCTTGGCATACTCAGAGAGTAGCAAAAAGAATAGTAGATATGAGTGATAAATCTCTAGGATGTTATTATATTTATAGCCTCAGATCTGAG